GCGCTGGAAACGCCGTCAAGTATATTGTTAGATCGCCTTACAAAGGATCGCCACTAGAAGACCTGAAGAAAGCGAGATGGTATGTCGATCGCCTGATTCAGCAGTATGAAGCAGCAAACAATGAAACCGAAAAATACGATAGGTCTAGCAATGCAAACAGTTGAACAGGCGATCGATCCTCATTTTAGAGTTGAAGTAGTTGCTAAAACACCCAACCCACAGCAACTTGTTTGGCTATCGGCTCATCAATGCGTTTGTGAAGGTATAGCGATCGATGATCCTTCGCCATCCGAAGAAGACGCAGGCAAGTACGTTGTAAAACATTTGTTAGCTGGGCACAGAGGTCATTACTCCCCATTAGAAGCGCCACAAATTAGCTTCAATGTTTCAGGTTTCAACCACCGTACAATGCAGCAGATTCGCACACATCGTATTGGTGTTCATTACTCAGTGCAAAGTCTGCGTTACACAAGCGATCGCTTCGTTCAGTTTTCCAAAGAATCTAGGGGCGATGAGTATATACCAGGGGTGTTAAATCTGAGTCGTGAGGATGTCGAAATGCTAGAAGCTCTAATCTATTTGCGCCCAGTCGGTGCTTATACAGATAGGCAAGGCAAGCGCTACGATTACACGCCACAGCAACGCGAAAATGATTTAGCTTTTGCCGCTCACAGCATTCAATACTATGCACGACGCATGGGAATGGGATACTCAGAGGAACACGCTGCTGGACTTTTGCCAATGGATACTAGACAGCATTGGGTGATGTCTTTTAACGTGCGATCGCTCATGCACCTACTTGATTTAAGAGCTGCCAAAAATGCTCAATTAGAATGTCAGCAATTGTGTCAATTAATCTTTCCTCACTTCAAGAAATGGGTACCGTCCCTTGCCGAATGGTACGAAACAAATAGATGGGAAAAAGCCAGACTCTCACCTTAATCATCATGCTAAGAACCGAAACACCGACCGAAATCCAAAGCGCGATCGCCGCTGCCCTCCGCCAAAAGTTGTGCCTTCACAACTTCACCAATCTGGAGCCAGAGGAGAAACGATCGCACCTCGAAGCTGCTAGTACTTTCCTCACTAATCCTGATGCCAGGTTGACCGATAAACGGGCGATCGTCGCTTTCTTGGAATTGTTAGCAACGGTCGAGGATTTGGGAGTAGGGGCGATCGCTCAGTCGATTGTTGATCAATGGCATAACCCACTTTAAGGAGAGCATTTAACCATGCCGATGTTGATTTTCCACTTGTTCTTCCACGCCATCCTCACAGTGATTCTGGCAGCGATCGCGATTGGCATCGCTTTTATCATTGCCGTCGCTGTTTATGGTGGCATCGTTTTGCTACTCGCACTCTGGGAGTTTCGTGACAGACGCGATCGGCTTGGTTTGAGACAGGAGGGCGATCGCCCATGCTAATCCTCCTCGCCCTTGTCCTTTGTGCCCTTGCCGTCTGCGGTCTTGCCTGGTTTGAGCGTTGTTACTCACCGGAACGGGCGTACAAGGAAGGGTTTCTCCACGGTTACAGCAAAGCCGAAGCGGATTTTACTGACTTGCTCAATCAGTGGGCGATCGGGCAGGCAACGCCACAGGCAATGAGGGCGAAGCTGGCAATCATTCTGGCACTGCTGAGAGATGGCAGTAGTTGAGTTTTAGACAGAGAAATTAAGTAAACGGTTTAGAGATGGAGCAAGATTGATGAAAATTACCAAGCTCACACCAGAAACAAAAAACATACTTGGCAAGATGCACGATCGCCGCAATCGGTTGGATGCCCTCATGCAGCAGTTCGCCGAAAGCGATCCAAACGATGCTCAGACGATCGCCGCCATTCATAAAAAAGTAAATCAGCTTCTACCTAAAACAGCAGCCTAGGAGAATAAAAATGAGACAAGCATTATCAGTTCGTTATGGTGGACTCTTGGTAGAGTCTTCTGAGTGCGACTACACAAGCTTTAAGCATCTACATTTACTCTGTCCGAACTGCAAAAAATCAGTCTTCCTCGTAGGTGCAAAGACAGTTGAGCCGCATTTTCGCAAGCTAAAGGGCGATCGCACTACTCAGGTTAAAGGCTCAGTTGTTGATTCTTATTTCGCTCATCACCCTGATACTAGCCAATCGGCTGTAGAGGCTTGCGAGTTGCGGGTGAGGAGTATGAGTGAATCTGAAAAGCATTTAATAAAGGCGCAGTCTAGAAAGCAACTGCTTAAAGTGCTACACTCTCACTTTTGGAAAATATTGCATAGCCCTTGCCCTGGTGAGATTGAAGAACATAATAGAAACGTTCAACTGATAAGGCTTTATTGGTTTGAATCCAGCGTGATGAATAAATACAGAACGCAAAAACTATATGAGATTTTGATTGACATAATAATAGATAACATCAAGAAGAATGTAAGCACATTCAAAAAGCAGATACCGACAATAATAAATACTCTTGTTCCGCAAATTAAAGATGTTGACATTGAAAACATCAATTCTGCCAGCACGAAGAAAAAAGATTTTTGGGTTTTTGCCAAAACATTAGGCAATAGTTTAGATGCGTCTATACATTCATTAATAATTTCTGAGATGCTTGACTTTTTGTGTCAGCCGCGTCAAAAGCCTATCCTTTCAGAATTAATTGAAAGTTCTTTATGGTGGATAACTATAGACAGAATGCTTAGAGGTCTTGATAAAGATGAATATTCATCGGATCGCGCCTTTTTGTATCGCAATATTTGTCTTAATCACGCATCATCTAGAGATGCAATAATAAGCCATGTCAGACAAATGTTTGACATGGACAAAAAGGAGTTGCAGAAGCTTTTCGAGAGTGTAGCGAAAGAAATTCTTGATAAATTAATTTATGTAGATTGGGCTGGTGAGTATGAGCGGATGCATAATGCTGAATTAGAGAAGGCTAAAACAGCAGCTTAACTACAATGTCCTGCGATCGCTTCACTGTTACTTTGGCAACTAATTCATGGTACACCGTCCGCTTTTCTGCCAAACTCAGCAGGTTAAAGTTGCTAGGATTCTCAAACAGTGCAATGAGATCACTCAAGTCAACAACGGTTGAAACGGTAGGCTCTGCTTCCAATCGTTGCGCCTGTGCTTCAAGCTCTGCGATCGCGTCCCTAATCCCTGCCAGTGGACTGCGATCGTAGAGCGCCCTTAGCTCTATCAATTGCCGTTGAACTTCTAGCAGAGCAGGGTTAATTGCATCCTCTACTGGTTCCGCTTGCAACGTAGCGAGTGTCTGAGCTTGGCTTGCTAGTGCTTCCTGTACTTTCGTCTCGATTGCCCGCTCTGAGACGTTCTGACGGTTACAAAGCCGATTACGGCAAAGATAGTTGCCATACCGCCTTCCATAGCGTTTGTCGATCGTTGCATGGTAGGTCATCCTCTCATCACAGTACCCACAGTAGACCAGACCAGAGAGCGGGTAGCGTGGCTTGTTGGTGCCATTGCGGGCGTAGTCCCGATTGTCCTGAAGCCTCCGTTTAATCGCTCTATATTCTGCCTCTGAGATAATCGGATCGTGGGTGTTATACGCGATTTCTTTTGGCTTATTGTGGATGCCCCGCTTTTGCTCCTCTCGGTTGTACCCACCGATCGAATAAGAGAGGTGCCCTCGGATCGATGGATTCAGAAACCACGCTCGCAAACTGCCCACTTTAAGCTCTACACCATTGGCGATCGCCCATTCTGAGCATTGCCGTAGCGACCAACCTGATCCGGTCGGTGGCGGCAAGTAGTGCAACACCAGTTGCCGCATAGTGGCAAACATCGACTCATCAATGAGATACTTTTCTTTGCTCCACAAATAGCCTTTAGGTGGTCTAGGACTAAGTGGCCTACGTTCGACCCGTTTTTGCGCCTTGGACGATCGCAGGTTCCGCCTTAGCTGCTTCAGAAAATATTGGTTAAACATTGCCTCCTGGCTACGTGCTAACCAGTTATGCGGCTCAATCACCGTAATATTGCCACCGTCTAGGGCAAACAAAACTATCTGTAAGGCTTCCAGGTATTCGATTGTGTCAGTTACGTTCTTATCTCGACTAAGGCGCGATAATTCAGTGATGACGATCAACACTTTCAGCCCTGCGGTGGCATCCGTCCGCACTTGCTCCATTAGCAATTTGTAATCAGGGCGATCGGCTTCGTCCCCTGGTTGCACATCTTCATACAAGCGATCAAGCTTGGGCTTAATACCACTTAACCGCGCCCGTTGCGTCTCAATCGATCGGGTTTTGTCTGCTTGATCGGTGCTGCTGACCCGCGCATAACAATAAACGCGATCGAACTGACCCAACCACGATAAGTCCATAGCAAAGCATAGTTTTTACTTGCAGCTTTTGTACATTACCATAAGCGGTAGTTAACAGAGGAGATAACACAACGATCGCGTTCGTCTGGCGTAGAATAAAAACAGCGATCGCTCAACCAGTGGTATCCACCAAGGCATGAGTTAGGGTGCTGCGATCGACGCATCTAAGGTAACAGCAAAACTGCCCCGCTCCATCGTGTAAACCCTGATGCCATCTGTAGAGGCAAACTGAAAGTCGTAATACAGTGTCAGTCCGTCTAGGGGGACTTTAAGATCTTTGGTATCGGCTGGATAAATTTCTAGGATGGCAGTTGTCGCATTGATAATTTCAATCCCACTCCCTAGGACTTTCTCGATTAGAGCCTCGTCAGAGTTGAGCGCTTTTTTGACCGTGAAACGAGGTTCATAACCAGCGGTCTGAAAGCCTGACACCTTGAGTGGATGGGATGCAATCAGATCAGACTGGTTCGTGAAGTTAACCGTTGCTGTGTAATAGTCGCCCCTGATTAGCTCATAGCCATCTAAACTACTCATTGATCGTCACCATTGCTAAAGGCTGGATGTTGAATGCGATCGCTGCTGTCGGTGATGCCATTAATACCACTAGAGTTACAGGTTGAGCATCAACGCCAATCTGTGCGATCGGCTGTGGGGCTATTGTTGTAATAGTGGTCGGGGCGTTCATAGCTTAGCAACGGCGATCGGTCTAGGGTCAAGTGTGATCAGGCAAAGGGGGCGATATTTCGTACCACTAAGTTCTAAATCCAGGAACAGCCCACGCGAGCTATAGGCAGTTAGAGAACCAAAGATACCGCGATCGGCATAGTCAAAGATTGAACCTGGGTTAATCACGGCTATAGACCTTCGTTGTCGGTGTTGGTTGTGTCACCGTTACCGTCTTACCATTGGCTGTCACCGTGCCAGCGGTAGCATTTGCCGTCATCGGTTCACCCTCGGTATAGCCAGAGAGATCCGCTATATCCTCGACGATCGCCCTCGTTGCTGTTAGAACCGCTCGATCCGTGTTCGTAAAGCCATCGCTACCGCCGCCACCTGACGCTAACTGCACCAACGAAACCCCCTGAGCCGTTTGATATTGCAGGTTCACCAGCGGGTTGGACGCGATCGGATAGCCCCCGTCTACCTTGTAGATGTCCCGCACCACAAAAAACCCAGAGGTTTTGGCGGTACGGATAATCCACTGATCGAGCAAGATTACCTCCACTCCTGCCAAAAGATCTAAGCCTGTGGCGGGATCAATGCCCTTTTTGTATTTTCCCTGCGGTGAGACGATGTTGGGTCGCGCATAGCCGATCGTTGTCATCTCAGCGAACCGAGCGGCATCAGCAAGCCACTGGGCATCAACGACGCTAGTGGAAACAGGGATCGTAATCGTTTGGCTACCCCAATCAAAGACGGTGCCTGCCGTTAATTTGGAATCAGCGGCAACGCTGGCAACGTCTCCTGTCGTGACGGTGTAGCTAGGGGGCATTTACTCGGCTTTATAAGCGTGGGATTGAAAGTATTCTAACTTTGTTGAGAGGATTGCTAATTCTTCTTGCTGTACGGCATCGATCGCCCCTACCGCATCGTCGCCGATTTCAATCTGCTCCCAGCCAATATGCTGAAACCAGGGGTCGAGCTTGACCGGATCACGACTGATTGATTCTTCGTCATCGGCATAGCGCCATTTGTAGCCATCAGTTTCAACGCTGGTAACGATTCGCGCTGATGGATGTTGAGAAGTAGGGGATTCAATTAACTCACCAGCCCACCCGACAATCAGATCACCTGGCTCTAACCAGTCTTGCTGACGCTCCAGAAGCTGATCACGTTTGGGCAAAACCTGGCTGCTCAATGCCTCTGCCAGCCCGTTCAGCACCAATCGTCGCGATCGGCTTGTATCTGTCTGCCCCAGGATGACTTGCACCACATCGGGATGCTGCTTGAAATGCTCAACCAATTCCACGCCAAGCAAAACGGCTTGCAAACTTGCAACGGCTTGCTGAATTTGACGCGCTTGTGGTTTGATGTCCGAGATTGTAGCGACAGGCTTAGGTGGAGCGGGTTTGGTTGCCATTGGTTTAGTTGTTGTTGATAGTGTCAGCGATCGCGGTCACAGGCACGGAACTGTCAGCAGCGGTCAGCGTGTAATTTGAGCTATCCCCCTGAATCTTGCTAGCACCACTACCCAGCCGCACAAACGAGGCGACGGCGCGATCGGCTACATAGCGTAAGGCAACCGATACATTAGAACTGCCTGCCGTGGTGTCCAGGTAGGGGATGTAAGCGGCATTGGCAGCAGCGTAGGTTTTACTGAGGGTGCCGGAAAGCGTTAGGGTTGCACCTGAAAACGAGGTATAGGCGTAACGATCCTCGTTGCCGCTATTGTCGAATACCCGTACAAAGCCACTAGAGGGTTTATCGAGCGGAATGGCAGCGCTTAGTACTAGAGTAGAGTTGCCTGAGTTGTTACCAGCCGCAAGTGCAAACTCACTGGTCAGTAAGAAGTTGCTACTAGAGCTACGAGCCAGAATCACCTTTGCCCCTACTGGTACGCCTGTTCTCGCTCTTAGATAAAACACAGGAGGGTTGATCGGCGTGGTGGAGCCAGTGCCGATCGTCTGGTAATTAGAAGCATCGGACGATACCACATTGATCGGATACCAGCCACGGGCATAGAAGATTTTGCCACCCGCGATCGCTGCGATCGGTGAATCCTTAACAACCGTATAGGCGCTGTTGAGGAACTGGAACAATTGCGCCTGGACACTGTTGATCGTTGTCGTGTTGCCTTTGCGGAAAATGTATTTCAGGACAGAGTAAAGGATCGCGTTGGTCTGGCTGGACTGATCAACCCTGCCTGTGTAGGACTCGGTGCTGCCGTCCTGATCCACGTCAGCGGTAAACGAGCCAATCGTGAGCGCGATCGTTGCCGTCGTCCCGTTGGTCAGATTGAGCGCTTGAGCATTCGTCAGTGTATCAGCCAAATCCGCTTTGGTGTTCAAAGGTATCGGAGTACGCCCAAAGCCGCTTAGATCGGCGTTATACCAATCGTAAGTATCGCCTACCGTTGCCCCATCGAGCGCATTAGCGGCATCGCGGTTAGTACGGTTAAAGAATGTAACGCTACCACTACTGATAAGGTTTCCGGCTTCGCGCACCTTGATCAAAATATCAATATGGTTTCCGGTGATGTTGCTGTTACCGTACCAGCCAGTCCCATCCGTTACCGTTGAGCCTTGCGCAAAATAAGTACCACCGTGATTCAGGGTGCCGAGTGTATAGGCGTTGGCAGAGCCTTCTTCACCCGTCTGGGAACCAGTAGAGGCGATCGTACTACCTGCCCCCGTACCCGTCGTGATGGTAATGGCTTCAGAGTTTGCGTAGGTGCCCGTCACTCTACGCACCCACCATTTACGGGCCGTGTTGTCATAGTCGAGTAACCTGCCCGTGGCAGTTGAAGTGCCACCGACAACCGTTTTGTAAAGGTCGCCCGTTATAGCGCTGGTGTAGCCACCGCTCGCCAGAGTCAGCAAATAAATGGTATTGGCGAAGCCGCTGGTTTGAATCGAACCACCTTGGAGGAATCTGTACGAAGCCTGGGTTAAGTACCAGCCTTGTACTAGCGTGTAGTCCGTTTTCGTACTAGCGGTTAATGGTGTTGGGTAGGCGATCGAGCCAGCGAGTGCGATCGCGCCAATTTCATCAAACAGGTTTTGCAGGAGCGAGTAAAAATCGACGCACTGATAAACCGTGAATAGTGTCGCGTTAATATTGAGCCGCTGGTTCGGCAAATTGATCTGTAGATCGTCGATTAAAGCCATCGGGCATCATCCTCTGTTTAGTTCAAAGGGATGCACCATAAGGGGAATCCAGGTCAATCAAGTGGGCAAAAATGGCGACTTGATTGGTCGATAAAAATTTAGCTAGCTTCTTTCAAATAGTCTTCGATCGCGGCGGCAATCATCAACAGGGCGCGCCTGACCGTAATTAGCAACAACCTAATCTTAGCCTCTCCTCCTTTTTTTTCAGCTTTTTCCAATGCCTTCATAGTTTCGTGATCCGTAGCGTGATGACATAATCTGTTGTTGGCTGTGCCGGGGGTAGAGGCTGTGAAACGGTTGGACTCCCCACGATAGGTGTAGCAGTGATGCCCGTGGGAGTGAAGAGAGCGATTAAACTAAGCGCAGGACTGCCAACAACGGGAGTGGCAGTAATGCCCGTGGGAACGAAGAGGGCAATTAAGCTAAGTTTCGGATTGCCTACGACAGGCGTAGCTGTAATGCCTGTGGGGACGAGCCGCCATTGCAGTGCGATCGTAGGATTGCCCACCACAGGGGCACCCGTGGCGATACCTGTGGGTGTGAGCGCCACCGGAATATCTTCGCGAAATGCAGCAATCAGGACAACGTGACGGGCTGAAGCAGAGGCGGTTGCCGTGATATTGCCTGTCGCGCCAGCAGTTGAGCGCACGGCATCCGCGATCGCTAGCGTACAGTCGGCTCCTGTTGTCGTGCTGTTATCCGATCGCTCCTGCCATGTACCTTCAAGCGGATCGGCTGTTTGGGCTGAGTTCGTACCGGATGATGTTGCGGGATTGGTGGCAGCGAACGCTGAGAAAGTGTTGGCACGGGCACCACAGGCAGCAACCACAATCAGATCACGCGGGGTGATGGTCGTAACGCCAGCGACACTGATGGCTGTTCCGGTGGCACCCATCGTCGTGCTGCCAGTAGCCGTCAGCGACACACCTGGAGCGCCGCCCCGATAAGAAATGATTCGACCTAGCGCGACATCGCCCCCCGTTCTGGCGAATGTCAGGTTTGGGGCGCTAGTGCCACGCACGATGTACGCCATGAAGCCAGAGCCGATCGATGTCGTGTTGTTGGCTGTTGTGTTGCCTGTATTCTGGCTAGTTGCGTCGTTCCAGCCTGATGGTCTTGTGAACGCTGCGTTAGAGCGATAGCTGATGCAGGCAATCAGGAGATCGCCTACCTGCACACCAGCGGGTTCTGTGAGCGTCAGGTTGCCTGATGCTACTTCTGCTGTCGCTCCGAGTAGTTCAGTATTCCAGGGCACTTAAACCGCTCCTGGTATCCCAATGTCAAACGCTGCCGTGGTAAAAGAGTAACTGGTGGTAACGGCTAGGCTCGAACTTAGAGCGCCTGTCGCCAGTAGCCTTGAGTTAACGGTGTCGCTCAGTGCCCAGTGGGTCGCTGTCCCGTTCGCCGTCACCGTCCCGCCTGATGTGATCGCCGCTACCGTCACTCTGCGACCACTGGGCGATCGTGCAGCGGGTGAACCAACAGACGGTGCCGTTCTATTGCCCAACGTATTGGTCGATGTCGCCGCCGCGTAGGTTGTGGGTTCTGCGGAACAAATATCGAGCCGATTAACTTCTGTCGTGAGAATTGTTAACCCGCTATCGAGAACACGATCGGCAAGAAAAGGCATCAGAAACTCCTATACGGTAGCGTTGTTGATCGAATCGAGAATGCCAGATACCGGAATCACCTGACTGCTGTTGACGATGACAAAGGCTTGACGCAGATCTTTAATCCGTCCGGTGCCTGACCCTTTACGCACTGCCAGCACACAATCACGATCAGCTATGTATTGGATCGTGTTGGATTCACTACCCGTAGCAGAACCCAGCACGTCCAGGTAGCCCACATAAGCACCGTCGCCTGCTGCGTAGGGTGCGGGCAGCGTCCCTGAGAGTGTAAAGGTTGAGCCTGCATAACTGGTATAGGCTAGACGATCCTCAACGCCAGACGCTCTCACCACGCGCACGAAACCTGCTGCTGGTGTATCGAGCGGGATAGTTGCGTTCAAGACAAGGGTAGAGTTGCCTGAATTGTTGCCACTAGCGAGTAAAAATTGAGCGCGATCGGCGATAATGCTCCCCGTGCCGAGACTTTTGAAGACCCCGATCGCAGACCCGACTGGGGCACCTTGCACTGCGACCTGAATGGAAGACGGCGCGACCATGACCGTAACACCTGTGCCCGCCGTGATACCAGTCGTACTATCCACGATCACCGTGGCACTACCAGAAACTCGGTTAATGGTTGCACCACTGGCGAATGTCCAGCCGCTAAGGTTGGTTGTGCCTGCCACTACAGTGACGATCGCCGTTGCTCCCACAACGCCTTTAATGGCACTATAGTTGCCTGCTGCCTGAAGCGCGATCGAGCCGCTATCAGTCTGGTAGAAGGCCGTAAGACTGGAGGGACTGAGTAGCGTCAGGGTACCATTCGATTTGATACCATCACTAAACTTGGCTGTGCTAGCCGTGAGCGTACCACCAGAAGCGATCGTGAGATTGGTTGAGCCGAAGTCGGCTAGCTGACCGACTCGCAAAGGTGCCGTGATATTGTCGTTGTTGCGCCAGTAGAGCTTCCTAGAGTCATAAGCCTGAGCCAACGACAGACTACCCGAAAGTGTGATCAGGTTGGCTGCGTGAGCAACGCCTGAGTAGCCGCTAACGGTTGTTGTGTTGGTTTGAGTAACGCCTGTATCAACGATAAAAATTAAGTCTACGTAAAAGTTGATTGATTTATCGCTATTGATCTTGCCAATTTGCTCCGTTGGAGTCCCTTGCAGCGAGGGTTTTAGGTGTAAATAGCTCCTAAATTCAATCTCAGTCGAAACGTTTTGGACGGTATAGGGACGTTCTGTATAGATCCCCCCCACATTATCGAATGTATAAATAACTTGAGGGTTTTGGGCAACCGTAGCACCTGTCTGTAAGGTTTGCTTTGCCCTCACCCAAAGCGACGGTCGGGCAATGTTACTGCCAGTTGTATCAAGTTGACTGTCGTAGGTGCCTGTTAAAATGCCTGAGCTATTAGTCGTATAACGACCTAGTTCCGTTTTAGAACCGCCAATGTTAGCGCGATCGTCACGGTAAATAACTAAAGCGTCATTTACTGCTGCACCATTACTATCCTTAAATTTCCAAGATACGGAGTACCCTAAATACGCGACCCCATTTGATTCGGTAATGAGTGTTTTTGTGAAATCATAGGCAGCAGGATTCCACAGATAAATTCTGTTATTGGTCGCCCCCTGCCCGATCGTCCCTAGATAGCCTGATGTGGTTGATGGGATATTGATCCCAATTAGATCTAGCCTTCCGGCTTCCCAATTCAGAAAGCCGAACCCACAATTCAGCAGCGATACATCACTAAAAACTGATGGTGGAGCGACAAACTCAAGCGTTTTAATGCCTCGAAAAGAAGCCGATCGCAAGATCGCGTTTGCTTGCGAATAAACCAAAGCGCTGGGCATACTATTTTCTTCAGCGATCGCGCTATCGGAAAGCTCGGAAATAAAAATCCTGGCTTCGTTCCAGGGGTTTAACAGCAGGATGTGTGATTGATTTCTTATGCTTAAAAGATCCGACGTGTTGAACCGCGAACTTCCGTAAGAAAAAACTGACTCAGAGTCGTTTACAGTGCTTGGAGTATTTAGAAGGCTAATTTGTGAATAGCTGATCGCGATCGTGCCCATTAACTTACCGCCGCCAGCCACTTGTAAAACTTCACCCGAAATTGTTGCCACCAACCCCGTTTTATGGGAGGCAATAAAATCTACACCGTTCGTTGTGCTATCAACCGTTAGCCCTGTATATGACATTAGTAAGCCTCGATCGCGCTCAACCGACTCACCTGCAAGCCCATCCCGTTAACTCTCCTGCTGCATGGGCAGAGGCGATCGGCTGTGGCTAGATTAATGAGTGGGAAGGTCATTAGCGGTTACGATCGCATCAACAAAAGAACTTCAAACTATGCTTGATACCGACGAAATCACCCAAATTGTTTCAGTGTTAAGGCTCGATCCTGAAACCAGTTTCGACGCTGTTTTCACTAGAGTCGAAGCTTTGGCAGCGATCGACCTGACTAAAGGCTCAAACTTTATCAGTCGCATTCAAACCATGCTTGAAGACATTACCAAATATGAGAAGCTGATCAAAACAGGACAGGCTGACGGTAGTGGCAATGTTGTTTCTACGAATGTCGATGGTGAGTACAGTGTGACCTATGGATCGGGTGGTAGCGTTGCGTCGGTGCAACAGGCACTTAGTCAGACGATCGCCGCTTTAAGAGCTTTGATTTTCCCTAACTCACGCCGCTCGCCCCTGTTTAGCACTCAAAGCCTCACCCATCGCATCACTTCTTAGTCAAAAGAGATTTGAGGGGCTAACGCATCCCAATCAACACGACTGATGGTTTTCAAATCATCAATACTAGTGAAGCGTTGATCGGGTCGGGTATTTCGTAGCATGACAAGTTGCCTTGCCACCTTTAGCCCAACGCCACTTAAACCATCAGCGATCGCTTCAGCCGTAGCCGTATTGATCGCGATGGTTTGCGGTGACGGCGATTCTGTTTCTCCCTGCCCCTCGATGGATGGCGTTACCTCCTCAGTTGTAGGGTTTTCGATTGGCGCGATCGGTTGTACCGTTAGCCCTAGCGCTTCTGCCAAATCGTCAGGAATGTCAGCCTCACCTTCTGGGTAAAACTGACCTTTCCACCCGTAGCTTTTGTCTAAGGTTGTTTTCACTTAGCACTCCTATGGTGTGGGCTTACTGACGTTAATGACAGCTAAACTTTCTGGTTCTTGAATGACGGCTAGCGCCGTCGCGAAGCCTTGAGCATCCATCCCCACGGGTTTCATATTGCTAGAGCGTGCCCGAATCACACGACCGGGGCGATCTTCGCCAACGGCAGTACCGATCGCGTAGTAGCCCAGTGTGTTTTCCACAATCTCAAACTCACCGCCATCTGTCCCGGTCATGAACTCTTCAGTTCGACCTGTTGCAGCACACAAGACCAACGAGCCGCGTGGCTTAAAGAACTGAGTACCCAACTGAGTTCGATAGGTCGTGTCATAGATCTCCATTGCTGGTAAACCCATGTTTCCTGTCAAATAAGCATTGATGGAAGCGGCATCAGCTAGACCGACGCGAGACGTTAGCCCGCCATTGTTGATACTCAGCATCCCCACTCGCTGCTTCACAGCAGGGTTGTTAGCAAGCGCTGAGAGAATCTGGGTGTCGCCGATCATTCGATTGACTTGGTAGCCTTTGTCAGCTAGCAATGTCACCTGCTTAAAGATGTCGTCAAACGGATCGTAAGTGCCATCAGTTTCATACCAGCCCGCAGGGTTGCCGACTGTTCCACCCGGTACGGTGATGCGATGCCCTTCAGGATTAGAAATGGCAATATCGTAAGGTTCCTCATCCAACTGAGAAATCGTGATTGTTGCCTTACACATTGCTTGCCAGCGTTGCGCTTCCGCTTTTTCCACCAGTGCCAAATTGCAAGCGATGTTGAGCCAATTAATCAGCGATCGCTTGGCAGCGTCAGGATTGTCAGCGGCAACTCTGCGGATATTATCAAAATCTTTCCCTGTCAGTTGGCGGGCAATATCAATCTCACCCAGTCTCACGGAGAAACTACCGATCAACTCACCTTTTTTCAGTTGCGGTTCTGAGTAACGGGTAGCGTCGTTTGCTACCACGCTAAAGTAAACAATCCGATCTTCAGTAAATTCGTTTTCCGGTACTAGGCGCTCTGGTAGCAGCGTAGATCCTAAGTAGCGTCTCTGTTCTGTACCGAATTGCACCATTGGATTACGAGCGATCGCCATCGGTTCATCCGACTCGATCAGTTCGCGCATCAAACTCCAAATATCTGCCATTGTTCAAGTCCTCCTATGCTTGCCCTTTAAGGCAGTTGTAATTTGCTCGAATCCAAGTCTTTTGAGGGGTAGGAAGACTTGCCCAATTCGGTAGAAAGTTTTCGTAAAGAACATTCCCAGCTTTCGCCATGTACATCTCGCACTCTGGATCGTCAAAGGCGTTATGTACGTCAAAGAACAGCAGATGGATCTCGTCGTCTGGTGTCGTTACATCCGCAGGACCATAACCTATGCCCGCCTCACGTTCGGCATAAGTGCGACCAATCAAAGTGCCTGCTTCCACATAGAGCGATCGGCTACCGGATGGGTTATAGCTAGCGCTGTCAGTAGCGACTAAAGCTTGTGGCAAGGCTTCAACAGCGATCGTGGTTGCGCCTTTCATGGCGTTGGCGGTGAGCTTGGCGTACTTGCCCGCACCTGTGAAGTCAAGGAGCGTACCAGCCGGAATCAGAATGCTTGTATTGGTCGTCTCGGCTCTATTGTCAGTTAATGCCGTGACGGTGACAGAGGTTGCATTGGCAGCGGCATTGGCACTAACGGTAACGACGATCGCATTACTGGACGCAGTAAAAGCAGCAGCATTGAGAAATGCGCCACCGGGGACGAGTACTTTGGGTTGATGTTGCGGTGTGCCTGACCATGCAGGCGACACCCGATCGAATGACTTGGCTAAAACGCGAGGACGCATAAAAGAAACCCTTTGTGTGGGATAGGGGTTGAATCCTTCCCCTCACAAAGGGTCTGGTGGCGCTCACGGAGCAAAGTGCTTGGCTACACAGTAACCTTAAGTTTTTTAATACAGTCTCATCTGAGACTAATGTAACCCAAGTTTAGAAAAGCGCAACTATGCTGTTTTCTTTTTAGGTGGGCCAGTAAAGGTGCTAGCCAAAATGGTGTTAGCGTTAACAGTAGGTTTCTCACTTGATGTCGGTGGCGCTGACGGTGTTCTACGTGGAGGCTGATCGTTGCCAGTTGGTGTAGGTGCCGCAGGGAACAAAGCGTTTTCGACCCAACTACCTAGCCCTTGAGCGTGTTCTCTTAAAGGCTTTTTATTTGTTTTCGCCTCATCAAGAACAAAAACATCATTGTCTTCAATCAGGAACCGATCGCTCGGTAGATTGATTAAAGTTGCCAATGCATCTGCATTCGTTCCAACTTTGGCAGCAACACGTTGATAAGTTAGACCTTTTTCAAAGTCGTTCATCTTGGCTTCAGTTTCAGCCAGTTTTGTTTCTGCGGTAGTACGCGCTGCTTCTGCCTCACTCAACTTAGTGGTGAGATCTTTTATCTTGCTCAGTTTCTCTTCAACTGTCTCGCCTTCTGCCACGTTTGACACTGTTTCTTCAAGCAGCTTTTGAAGTTGCTCAAACTTTTGTTGCAGCTTCTTTTTCTCGTTTAAGATTTCAGCCTTATGAGTTAGAACGGCTGTGCGCTCCTCTTCAAGCGGCTTCAGTTTGCCAATTTCACTACTTACAGCAGCATAAATATCGGCACGGTTAGGCAAAGCATCACAGTTTTGAATCGCGGCAAGAGCGGCTTGAAGATCCATGTGTCGGGTAAGTTGTCAAGAGCTATAGCAATATTATGCCCTAAGCGCTATGAGATGGCGATCTTAAGCGCGATCGCTTGTTAAATCCAGCGATCGTATAACCTTTCGCCTTCCAAGTAAAATTCACGTTGACCAGTTCTGACTAAACTCACTATCCAAGCCGATGAATCTTCATGATTTATGGCTTCTAATTCACGGGTCACAGAATCAGGAATGCCACCAGGAATACTTTTCCCGTACTCTAAAAGATGGGCTTTGGCTTCAGCGTTTCTTTCTTCTTGCCATGTTTTAATCTTCGCTTTGACAGTGTCGCCATCCAAACTGAAGCGATCGGCGAGATGTTGAATGAGCCATACCTTAGCATCTTCATTTGTTAAAGTTGGTGCTTTCTCTGGCTTGGATGGTAGCCCAAAACCTTCCTCTCTTAACACTTCACTAGCTAGGCTTGGCTCAGGGGTGTCGTTCATTGCTAACCTGCTAAAAGATTGCTGCTATCAATATTAAGCGATCGCGGTTTCTTCCAGACCACAAGACAACGGCATCGTCCTGAGCAGCTACAGTTGGTGCCAGTTGGTACAATCTCAGCAGCAGGTACGAATTGACCCTGTGTGCTGTAGATGGGGCATTCCTCGCAGTGCCTAGCCTGTGGATCGAGACTGCGCTTACCCACAAAGCCATCTCTAATCCGTGTCACTTTCTCAGCTTGATGGAATGATAGCGCGGTCGATCGCCCGTACTGTGCTGCCCTCGCCAAAGCTTGCTTCTCGGTAACTTCTCCTCTGGCTAAAGCCTGTGCAAACTGGTCGATCGCCTGATACTCTTTCGCCAACCTACTACCGACAAAACCATACTGCTGCTGGGTCATCTGGAGCTTGCCACCACTGCCCATAAGGGCTTGCCTTAAGTGGCTACTCTTGACGCTAGCTGCCATCCGTTCTTGCCATTCAGAGAGGCTGATTTTGCCCGATGCCATCAACCGTGTGTGCCCTTGCAGTTGGAGCGCTGTGCGCTGTGCCTCTGTGTCAACGACTTGCAGGACGGTGGCGCGATCGACAAACCGCTTATTCTGAGCGTTGCGGAATTGCCCTAGAGTCTTGACGTATTCCAGTGTCGTGCGAGTGCCACCAATGAGTTGTCCTGTCATAGCAACAAGTTAAAAGGCCATACGGTGCGGGCATAGATACACTCTCCATTGAAGTGAATGGTTTCTACCTCATCATGGTCAGGGCAGACCATGATTGCCTTCTCAAGAGCGATCGAGTGATTTACAGCTTTATACGGGTTTGACCTCAGCCCGTACTTACTTTTAGCAAGATAGCTAGACTCGCCCCAGCCTTCAATGATCACGAAGGTTTTGTTCTCAGTATTCTTCTCTTGAATATATTTTTCAGCTTGAGTCATAGTTAACGATTCGCCGCATCAATGTATTTCACTATTTCTTTGTCGCCTTCAGCGATCGCCCGGTTCACATCGCCCTGAGTCAGGATGACTTCGCCGCGATCGTTCGTCGGTTGCGACTTGGTGAGTGAGATAGGTTGACCCACTGGCTTAATTGTTGGCTGTGGTTCCGGTTGTTCCGCCATTGTTCGTCACAAAATGATTAAAAGAATATTGCACGGCAGAAGCCCAGGGTGTTTCTGGAAGACAGCAAGCAACCTTGAATTCTTCGCTAGGGTCAATCAGAAGATCTATGCCTCCATACGATGTCATCTGCATTGGCAGGTCACGCACTGACCAACCACGATCAGCGGCGGCGTTAAGGCAAACAACCAGGTAAGTACCCCAACCCAAAAGTAGTGAGCTAGGGTATTTACCATAACGATTGTTGAAAGCAAAGACAGCATCATGAATTTGTTTCTCGATCGCTTTATCTACTTTGTAATTACCTCTAGCAAAAATATCAGAGGCTAAGTTTTCAGCCATAACTTCGTCAGGTGATCTGTGTTCCATTGTTATCAGGGTCCAGTTTGTTGGCTGTGGTTCGTTTGGCATTAGGGATACTCTGGTAGTGGCATCCATGCGATCGCGTCAATCTCCCAGTCGCGATCGTCTGGTACAAAGTCATTGGGATATTTTGCAAAACCCAGTTCAAAATAGCCAGAGACGCATTTCACTTTTTCACCATCGCGATATGCAATTAGAACTCTTTGCCCCTGTTCAGGGCTTTGCTCCTCTACAGGTATCCATTTAGCTTTAGTTGTTTCCGGTTGCTGCTGTGCCATTGTTATCAGGGTTCAGAGTGGGTTCGGATTGCGTCTCATCGCTGCCATGCAAGAGCTTACGGGCTTCTAGTAAATGGTAAATTCTCTCGATCGTAAAAAGTGCTTCTCTTAAATTTTCTATTTCTTCTTTTAGATTTGGCTCCAGAACTTCTGTGTAGGGTCTAAAAAGATGACCGTAATAATAATCAAATGGCTCAATCAAAGCAGAAATATCTGCTTTGATTGACAGCGCTCTAGACATTAGCTTTACAAAATCCAAATCAACGGGATCTGCGGTCAGGTCAGTTATTTGTGTTTCCATTATTGTCAGGGTTCAGTGGTTGGCTTGGATCGACTGTTGCTCTTGTCCCTTGTGGTACGACACCTAAACTTTGGAGCATGGCGATCGCGCTTTCACCATCCTGTAAGCCTAATGATGTCAGCGTCGAAGCCGTTGCCAGTGCGTTATTCTCCATCGCCTCATCGCGGATAAGTGCGATTTCGGCATCCGAGTCTTCTATGCCTGCTGCTGACATTGCCGTGGAGCGCGATCGTAGTTTAGCAGCATAATCTTCTCGGTTCTCTCTCCTTTCCTCAGGCAGTGGGCTAGACGTACTCAGGCGCAACTGTACCGCTACGTCTAACCCTACGTAGGCTTCTGGGTTATCCGCCATCAGCATCAGGGCAGCGCCTAGAATTCCACCGATCGCGCTCTGTACCGTGTTCCGATGCTCCTCTAGCGTCGTGTCAAAGTCCTGTCTAGATTGCACTCTGGCAATACCGCTCATGTTGAGGTCGGTGGCTAACAGATGCCCTTGTCCCATCTGGTGATAAATGATGGAGGTGGCGAGAACGTGCGATCGCTCAAACGTTTCAACGTTCACAGGTTCTCGATAATTTACCGAGGGGTTAGAGTAGCCCGTTATATTATCTTCAGCATCAAAGTTCGGCGTGCCCTGGATAAAGGCGGTCTGACCCACGCCGATCTTAAAGTTATTGTCAGGCACGAAAGTCTTAACACCATTCACTTCATCCCAGTGCCCCGGTGGTTGAGCGCCCAGGATGATTCGCTCTAAAAAGCCTGCCTGTTCCAGATTCCGCATGAGCATCGTGAGGACAAAGTTAACGGCGCTCTGTGCGTCTCTCGCTGATTGAGTAATTAACGATGGCGCTGACATCTTATAAACGGTATAGCGCCCGCCCAGATTCAAGCGGATCTCTTCATCATCTAAAAGCTGTTTCTCATTTGAGTCTAGAGTCTGGATTACAGTCTCTCCTGTTATCTCATCAATAAATTGAGATTCAATATAGTCAACGTTGTCTATCTGGTAGCGGTAGTAAATTTTCTCTAGAAACTTATCAGCATCATAAATAAGCTCGATCGCCCCCATATCAGGCGAGTGAATGGCAACACGCCGGATCGGATCATCGGCATTCTCAAACCGCTTCGGAGTCCAGATTCGCAGGTATGCTTCACCTGCCACTGCTAAATCTTTGACAGCTTTCTTAAAGGGATCGCCCATGTCTGCTTCTTGAGTTTGACTCAAGGACTGAATGCGATCGATCCACCTCTGTATCAATAACTCGGCTTCAGTTGCCGCTGAGTTTGGCGTTGCTTCATCACCTTCTTTAGGGTCAGCCTCCACCCGATCGCCGCTTTCGTCCTTAAAAAACCAGTTAGGGAAGCGACCAATCAGCGCACGGACATGGCGATCGATGCAGTTGCGAATCAGGTTGTTTGTTTGGAATACCCGCTCGATTGCCGCATTAAACTCTTGAGCGTTAGGTTCGTTCTCGTCAACCTTGGGGCCAATCCAAAAATCCCAATGATCGCCGTTATATAAATCTAGATTCTCTTGTCTCCAGTCCTTCCGCCAATACTTTTTTGCCTTCATGATGTAATTTTACTCTGGTGCTAATAAGTGGCGTAAGAAACAGCGGCGATCGGTCTGTTAATACGTTGCGTTTTGATTGGTAGTAGTTTGGCAATGAAATAGCCCGCGCTATCTGGTAGATGGTCAAAACCTTTCGACTTGTCAGGTTCGCCATTCTTCCAGCCTTGTTTTTCTAACGCTTCTACATACGGTTCGCAAGTAGCAATGTTGACCAAATATGGACGATCGCCGTTAGGATTGCAAAAGGCTGTGTTCATGGCATTGATGCGATCTTTAACTGCTGGGTTGGAACCATCAACCACAACCTTAAACCCTGCCTGCCTGAGCATAGCGACATCAGAAGAAGCAGCATTAGTTGATTTGCGACTTTGCCCTGAAGCGTCAGGGTAAATTGAGATTAAGGACAAATGCTGTGGGTAACGTTTTTTGATTGCTGCAATCATGGCAGGCGTGTCTTCGATGCCTGTCAAAACATCAACAGCACGGGGTTGATTGTTGCGAAGGACATGAACAACAGCGTTCATGTTTGTCACGTTAAAGTCCATACCAATATGCAAGCGATCGCCCATCTGCACAATATCTGTACAAGTATTCAAGGCACGATCGAAGCGATGGTAAACCAAGTCGCCATTCTGCTTCTTCTTAGGGATACAGCCAAGCTCCTCGTCAGCAGCATCGCCATAGTCTTGGTACATCTGCGATCGCCATGCAAGTTCACCTTCTAATGTCCAAACCTGATTCTGCACTAAGCAGATACGCTGATAAAAACCTTCTGAGAGCGCATCATCCAAAGAAACGCGATGATGACTGTAGTGACGATCGCCAGTCCTGATCGCTTCAATGAGCTTGTTAAAATCATTGTCTTCGCCATCGTGGGTGCTCCAAATGCCGACCGAGCCTCCCCACATCACCACTGCTAAAGCTGCCTTAACCAGTTCTGCTAAGTCTTCATGAAAAGCCGCTTCATCAATCCGTAAGCGTCCCTTCTTAGATCTCAGGTTGGCAGGTCTGGAAGACAATGCGGCAACCTTGTAACCGCTCAAAAAATGAATGGTGTAGGTGAAGATATTTCTACCGTTCTCTTCAATTACGGACTCTTCAAAATCGCTCACACTTAACTGATAAGCTTTCGCCCAGTACGCTACATCTTTGATGTACTGCTGCGCCATCTCAATGTTGTAGCCAATATAAAAAGTATCCACACCGTTTATTTTGGCTGCTTCTAGTGCAGAGTCAGCGGCATCTGCCCAGCTAAATCCAATCCGGCGTGACTTCTCTGCGATCTTAATTAGGCTCTGATCGGCTAGCCACCGACGCTGGTACGGCAGGAGCATCGGCGGGCTGGATGCCCAAAAGGTGTGCTCTAATCGCTGCTGCTGTTTCCTCAGAGAGTCCAGGTCTAATCCGTCGATCGTCGCGATCGGGGATGACTCCTGCAAATACTTCTGTAATCCCTTCTCTAGCGTTGCCCACTTCATCGCTTACAGCCTGTACTAACCATCTTGGTAGAACACCCGCTTCTGAAAGTGTATGAACAGCCTCAAGGATGTCTAGGGGCTTGCCTAACACCCGCTCGATCGCCCACTTTGGTATACCGACTGGTACTCTTTGAGTAATCTCTTTTTCGTAGGGTTCTCCAGTCCGTGCATTAATACCCGTTTCTTTGGTATAAGTGACTCGCTCCATGCGCCCAAAAAGGTAATCAGCAAAAGCCTTTTTAGCTTGCCTTACTAATGTTTCAGGGCACGTATCACGATATTCATCCTTAGCTCTAGAAACGGACTCGGAAAACTCGGAGTAGCGTTTCATCCACTCGTAAAAAGTGTCTTCACTAATCTTGCCTGCTTGCCACCCTGCACGGTCTGATCCAGACTGAGCGATCGCGTCAATAATTGTCTGAACTCTTTCAGGCGTGTACTTAGATTTAGCCATTTAACCTTAGAAGCCGCATTATCCAATCATGCCCTAGATACAAAGCTTTGCGCTAACCATTGCTACCAATCAACTCAAGCCGATGGAGGAATAGATCGACCAAGAGAAGGTCGATCGCGCAAAGTCCCGATTCCTTCAGGCTTGCGATCGCCTCTGAAATATTCTTCAACGTAGCAGAGGCATCTATCAACGAAGCGCCTGCTGTAGTGTCGCCTAACACCGCTGCCGATTGATACCTGAGGCAAAAGCACATCTGATGCACTAGCAGGTTGGTTAAGTGGTCATCAAAGCTTTGGGTCATTTGCTGCTGGGGTGTAAGTAGACTCTAATTGCCATACCCAAGATTCGTCGTAATCATCCGAACCATCGCACTCGCCATAGTCGCACTCTAATTCCCAAAGCTGAACGGTATTACTAGAGGGAGAATAGGCGATCGCCTTAAAGTTGTTGTATTCAATGACTACGGCATCGTCGCTGATAAGCTTTGAAAGCTCAACAGCAATACCTAAGAATGAAGACCACGAAGACTTTTCTTCTATGCTTAAGTCGATAGGCGTGAGTTTTGCAATATCAGCTTTTGTTAGTTTAACCACGCGCTGCCAAAGCCTCGTCGATCGCCTTTTTTGCTTGCTTTAATGCTTCCAAAGGGCTAGCCACAAAGACAATTTTCATTTGAGCGCTAGCAACATCGGCACCGGCAAACCACTTATAGGCTATGCAAACACCATCACGCATTAGCTCAAAAACTTGAATCGGTTGTCCTTCGTAAGTGGCTACACACACTAAGTTTTCTTGTGCAGGGTCTAACGCAGCTTCTTCCGGTTCTGGTTGGCTGTCAGGCACTATCTTAGGGCGCTTAAAGACGAAGTAATCTGTAGTAGCGCAAACCAATTCCCATCCCTGTGAACCCTCCTTGTTCAGGCGATCGGCTGGGTTGCAGGGGGAAAATAAATCTGGCAGCGTTTTGTATTCCCAGGTGATAGTCATCAATCCTCCGTTAAATGCCGATCGGTCAATTCTTCAGGCAGGCAGCGCAGCAAACGGGCGATCGGTGGTAGATGTTCGGCTTTCAGTTGGGTTCTTCCCTGTTCCACCCTGGCAATATATTGCACGTTTACCTTGATACCATCTGCCAATTCTTGCTGTGTCATGTCCCAAAAAGCACGGGTACGGGCAATGTTTCTACCAATGATATTCGGTTGTTTAATGCCTGTCTTTCGTCGTCTAGAGTTAGTCACTATCATTTTTCGATAGCTAATGTCATTTATCAATAGTAACGCCGAATTTTGAAACCACAGTGGCTAGATTTGAAGCGTAGCGTTCATGGCTGCTATGTTTTCTCGCGCCGAACAAGTTATTGCTGCATCACCAGAACCAAGCTATCTGCGTCCTAACTTGACGCTGAGTTTTACCGTGGCGGATGGAGTAAGAACAACTGACAGCGCTGGTAATGATATTTCAGGTAGACGTTTTGTAGTCATCAAAGCTTCGGTAAAGGAACCAACACGGCAACCCACCGACGAGACAAGCCCCGGCGCGGGTACTGCGACGATGCTACTTGAAGGTCGCTTAGTCGAGCCAAAATACTTGCCTGAAGGTGTAAGTCAAGAGTCGATCGCCCATGCCGAATTAAAAGATGAGACAAGTGGCGCAACCATCACAGGTGACTTTCGGTTTCTGCCAACTACACAAAACCGAACGAGCGCCATTACTAAAAAATTTGGGCAAAGAATCGTAGGGGAATTGTTCTCAGGGAGTGCGTCATGAAGCTCACTTGGAGCCCTCCCACAAGCAAAAACATCACAGCAACCTTTGGTTGGGGTAATGCCGAAGTGGATTGGGCAATTGATGTTCATGAAGGGCTTGAGTATTTAGGTGGTCGTGGTATTGCTCGACCCTGGACAGAAGTATCGATCGCTCGGAATAATTGCCCTCAGATTTTTGCGGCGAACTACAAAGGAGATTTGAGAGCCGCTTTTCTAAAGTTCGTTGATCACATGAAAGGCGATTTTAGCGATGTGATCGATCACTATGACTGGGGGATTCCCAGCAATAACACCAAGCAGTATAGAGAAGGCGTACCCACCTGGAAAACTATCTCTGATTCAGGCGCACTCAGAGACTCATTGCAAGTCGAGGTGAGCGAGTGAACGCAACACCAAAGCAACCCGCAGTATCAGAACTAGCCCAAATGGTGCGATCGCTCCTCAAGGATCAACTTGGTACCTTTGCCGATG